TTCATCCTCCTCATAATCGTAGTTATCTTTACCCAACTGTAGGGAAAAGGTTGCTGAAAAGAACAGTACGGTAAACGTTATGTAAAAATCAATTGGCTTGCTATAGTAGTTAATTGATACCTCACCCCCTAGACCCACTTGTGTGAAGTCTGCTCTGCCACCTACCTGCAAGCACACTAGTTCAGTATGCTTGTGGTAGCCTCCGCTGTAATAGCCTTTCCTTATGCTGCCCATGTTTTACCTTCTTGGTTGCGGGCGGGTTTGTTTACGTTGAGTACGCCCCACCGTACGTTACAGTACTCATCCCAAGTCTTGTCGCTAGCCATTTTACGCATGAGCCGGTCAATCTTTTGCTCTGTGGTCTCTTCATACACGTGCTCAATGACGCCAAGCCATAGGGCAAAGCGTGTTAGTTTTTCTTTCATGACTTACCTCCCAGTCTTTTGACTAATTTAGCCATATTTGTTGGTTTTTTCTTAATGTCTTTTGCTACTAAGTCGTAGGCTGCACGCATCTTGGCAACTCTATCGCGTTTGATTTCATTTGCTACTCGTTGTACGTAGTCATGATATTCTGCTTCAGTATGGGCTCCAACAGAATCCGCACGATGCGTTTGACTACCACAAATTAGACAGTAATTCATTGCGCTGCCTCCTTACTCTTCATTGATTGGGTAACCTCTTTTAACCAATCGATTATTGGGTAATTACCAACTACCTCAGCAGGAATACTGCTGTAGTCACCACCCTCATCGCTCTGCACAATAAGCCATCTAAAGCCATTGAATTGTGTACATTCATAGATGTCCACCATAGTACCCCTCGTAGAAAATTCTTTGGGGTAGTCTGTAGTCCCTATGTATGTGCAGTCCCTACATACATCACGTGCTACAAACTCCTTGTATATTGCAGTCATCGTGCCATCTCCTTACTACGTTGGATTGCCACCTGTTGGCAACCCACTGAACATACATAGATAGCCTTGCCATCATGCAAGATTGCTTCGTATGCATTCTCTACGAATAGCCATACTCCATCTTTCTCATAGAAGTATGACTCTGTATCCTCCGTACATCCCTGATTCTTACAGGGGATGTAGCGTCTATTCTCTACACGCTGCTTGCTAACTCCAAGCCACGCAGCAATGCGTCGTAGTATCTTCTTCATCGTGCCTCCTCCAACTTGTCTGCTGTATCCCTCAGTATCTGAGGAAGATAACCGTCCAAGCCATCAACTATAGAATTCAATACCTCAGACGATACTTCTTTCTTGCCTCGCTCAACTTCAGACAGATAACCAAGCGAGACAATGTCACCAGTACGTCCAACGACCTTGCGCATTGTCCAATGCTTGCGATCTCTCTGCTCTTTGAGTACTTGACCCAAGGCATCTCTAAGTAGCATGCTCATTTCTTTTTCCTTTCCTCGTACTCTTCCTTACATACACGGCAATACTTTGGCTCTAACTCATTAGTTGAGTCACATAGCTCGCAGTAATACGCTGCCTTGTACTCTTTCTTAGCGTACGCATCGTAGATTTCCTGACGATTCTCAGGTGTGTCACACTCTTTGCACAGCCACGTGGTAGCTGAACCATCAAAGAACACGCCCTTAATAGTATTGGGCCAACCTTCTTCGTCATAGTAGTGAACGAGTTTTTCACACTTCTGACAAATGCACTTTACTTCCATGCTAGTATCCTGCTTTCCTCTCGTAGTTGAGCCACTCACGATTGCGAGTGGTACGTGCTTTGCGGTACCTTGCATAGCAATAGTCACAGTTTTGCTCACTGTGCCTACATACTTTGGCAAAGTGCTTACGTGCATACCACCAGGGTAGATCAGCGACCAACCTGGCTGGCACGTGCTTATCAGTACGTGACATACGTCATCCTTTTATGTGAGCGCGATTGTTTATGTTGGGTAGGGATTATGCCCAACGAATGTCATCAATAGATGGCTTGGGACTCATTGTCTCCCACAATGCGTGGTGAGCAGCAATAATTTCTGCCATTTTGGCAAACGAATGACATTCAAAGATATATTCTGTGCCATTTACTTTAACAATTAAAGAGTTCATGTTATCCTCCGTTCATAAATAGTGTGGTGCCAAACGCTAGCAGCCACAGCAACAAGGCTCCGAGTACTATACGCATTCCAACGCCTTGAGTATGTCTTCGTATGATGCGTCTAACACCTTGCTCATTACTGGTAGCAACGCAACACTCGGCTTGTTAACTAGCATGAAGTAACGGTGTAGATTGCCACGGTTGACACCAATGTCAGTCGCTACTTGCTCTAGTGATGTGTAACCAAGCTTCGCCATACGATCACGAAGCCAAGGCATACCAGTCTTCTTCTTCTTAGCCATGGGCTATCCTCCAAATGAATTCCGCAAAATTATGCGGGGAAACCAAATAGTCTCCAAGGAATATATCCACATACATAGATACACTCCGTGCAAACTACCTTCTACTACGACGTACATAGTCCATACGCTTCACCCACTGAGAGTAGAAGAACTCTTTACGTGGGCTATGGAAACAGGTATCACACAGGCTGTACACATCCCAGTTCTCAAACACAAGAGTCTTATCTCCTGAGTGTCTTACCTTACAGAACGCACACTTCATTACTTCACCTCCTCATCTGTGTAGTATTCTGCTGTCGTATCAAGAAGTATTGGCTTCTCCAGCAGTGTGTCTAACTCCAATGGAGTGACAGAGTAGTAACGGTGCGGAAATTCCTCAACTTTGTCAGCCTGATCCTGCTGTAGGTCAGACCACTTCTTAGCCTGCTCCTCATCAGAGAACACCATTACTATCTCATTAGTAACGTGCTTCCAATAGTAGGACTCTTGCTTCACCATCCACACACATTTCTTCATTACTTCATCTCCTCCTCATCAGGGACATCTACTTCCCAGTAGTAATACTCAGACGTATCGTCAGAGCAGCCTTGCTCTTCGATCTCCTTCCACAACTCCTCACGTTGGGCCTTGCACATAGCCTCTGCCTCTTCCTCAGTCTTACAGAACTTGACAGGTCCTCTGTATCCACCAGACCAGTCGCTGACTGAATAGACCAGCCACATTTTCCTCATCACTTCACCTCCTTACAGTCTGTAAACTTGCAGTTATGCAAGTCCCCACCGTGCTTGTAGTGACAGTCGCACTCACACGGTGAACAGACATGCACGCCCTGTCTCATACAGGCGTCATGCCCTATCTTGTGGTACTTGCGGCACTCACATGCCATGGCAGGCCTCCTAACCTGATAACAGACACCACCCAAGCCCGATAGCCTGGTGGTACTCTCATCACTGAGAGTTACTGACGGACAGTAGCCTGACTGGGGCACAGGGGTGTGATTGTTTACGTCGGGGGACCCTGTACCCTAGACAGGCTAGGGACATAAGCCCCTAGCCAGCCTCCCATCTCGTGGGTGGAGAGAATTACTCAGACTGTTCTTTTGGTTCAGTCAGAGTAATTCCGAAGTGTGCGAGGAAGAACTTCATGCCGTGGACGGCAATGAACTTCTCGCACTCTCGGTACAAGTCCTCAGCAGGAGTGAGAGCGACCGCTTTCTTATGGTCAGTCTCACGCTGTGCTGCTTCACGCTTGACACGGGCAGACTGTCCCAGTGCAAGAAGGGTACCCATTGGGTCATCACTCAACACAGCGTTGACGATGACTTCCAACTCCTCAAGTGCAGGGTGTGAACCTGCCTTGAACAGGGCATCTTGCGCGAGGCTGTAAGCCTGATCAGTAGTCACCACACCATTGAGGTGGACGAAAATGACCAGACCTGCCATCCACCTAGCCTGATTGGCGGTGAATACAGTCTCCGTGCCAGTCGTAGTACTCTTACCCTCAGTATTGTGGATAAGTGCAATGCAGGACTCACGTGTATCCCTGCCAAGAGCCTCGAAACCATCGAGGACTAGCGGATACGCGTGATGTACGTTCTTGCCCATACCACGCATGATGCCGGTAAGGTACTGGACTTGCTCTTCAGGTCGTTCTGGGAGAGTAATCTCCAGAACTGGGGTCGTGCTAGGGGCGTCGCTCATAGCGATTTGCCTTCCTATGAAGTGTCACCGAGTTGTGACGTGCCGTGACAGGGAGTCGAACCCTGCATTGCCCCGCTAAGCGGGAACTACCACTGCCAAAGATAGGCAGCCACGGCAACCACGAGAGAAGAGATGCGGAATGGTACGGCCGGGGCCGTGGAGGCGTGAGATACTCACCCGAAAGCGAGCATAGCTCCGCCCCCTCCGCAACCCCGACCTGCTTGGTGCGTACCTAGTCATAGTACGTCATAATCACACCCCCCACCTTTAACGCCATTTCTCACACCTTAGCGCCAGGAGAGACGGGCAAGTAGCCCCTTTTTAGCTAGGCAGTGGCCTAAAAACGTGTTAACTTGGGAGGTATGGAGCCACAAAACCCCCAATTTAACGGGCAGCCACAAGGCGATGAGGGACTGTCGCGTCTTCAAAGAGCGGCAGATGAGTATGACGCACATATGAAAGAGGAAGATAAAGCTTGGTATGGCATACTCTCAGGTACTCATACAAAAGATGACTATTCTGCTGCTAAAGTAAAAGTAAGGAGTTCATCTGATAATTTGAAAGATCTCGCAATAAATTCCCCCACAGACCACGTAGTAAAAGTTCTTAATAATATGGGTCCTGATCATACTGCTTCTTGGATATCAGGAGGAATTACTAGTAGGCCTGATTTTACTCCTGAACAGCAGCATCAACTTGTTATGAGTCCTAATCCTAGTGTAAGTCACCACGTATCTAGAGAAGCTCCTCCTGAGATAAGAGCTATCCACAAGCTGCTTCATCTTGATTGCAGGCATTGCAAGTAATGGTCTTTTAGACAATAACTCTCTATGATGAGAGAGATTTGGGGCAAATTTAACGGGTAGCTGTAAGTACCTAATATTTTCCAGGTTTACCTACACAACAGGCAGTGGCCTACGTATTATTGATCTATGAGACCAGAACACGAGCAATTCGGGCATTCTCTGGTGCAAATCAAGAAAAAAGAAGACTCAGATCAAATTGACCCTGCATATTTTGCACAAGAACAGATGCCTGAGGAATACAAGCCTTGGGAAGATAAGGAAGACCAATAATGGAGCAAACACCGTACAGAACTCCGTTTAAAAGCGGATCTTGGTCCGTAACCATGCATGAGCATGGCCAAGGAGGCCTTGACCATGATCCTAGTCAGGCTGGAAGCTACGAAGCAGATCAAAGCAGACTAGGTGAAATTGGTAGGTCTGTTATGCAGGCCTATGACACCGTGGGCGGCTCTCGCCAGCCTAGATGGACCAGAGACAGAGTCCCAGTTAGTATTCCAATAGGTGACTCAAATTCAACTGGTGCTAGGCGAGCTTCTGTTACTATGCACACCCCAGAGGGTCATAGATTAAGCCCTGAGCATGTACAGGGCGTTATGGACGGTACACACGACCCAGCTGCACTTCGTGAGCATTATGCAGATGAAGCTGAGCTTAGTACACAAAATTTTGATGCTGTTAGGCGTAAGCGCATGGCTGCTTATGAAGGTCAAGTTGCTGCAGGTGTTCCTAGGGATCGTGCTGGTGACCCGGGTAGAATCGTAGATCATCGCTAATGTCTGAAGAAACTACTGAACCAGGAGAGGGCTCAGAAGAACCTAAGAAGCTGACTTTTCGTGAGGCTGTTAAGGCAGATAAGCCTTACGCTCTTGGTGAAGCAGTACGTTTAGGCTTTACTGCCATGGAGTACCCAATTATGGGTGGCGCTATTGGTACTGCTACAGAAATGGCTGCAAGAGCAATGTCTGGTGGACATGTTGCCGAAGGTGCCAGAATGATGACAGATCTGGCCCTACCTCAACATCCAGGAGTTGGAAGAGCAGTAGAGAGCGGAATTAACGCGGTTGCTGCAACAGGAAGAAAACTTAAGCATTTCTTTACTGGAAGAGAAGAAGGTAAGGGTAAGTAATGAGCCACGAAGCAGCAGACCTATTTACTCAACACAAGATGGTTTTAAAACAAAGGTTTACACCAGAAAACGGATGGGGCGAGAGGGGTTTTTCCGGGTACGAGTGTGCAAACTGTGGTGAAAGAAAATATATTAGCAAAGGGGAGGATGGAATCTATTACGGTTCTAAAACAACTGTAGTAGGCCCAAACCATGAGATAACTGAACAGGCCCCTGCTGACTTTAATGCTTGGTGCCCAGCAGCTCCACAGAACCGACCTGAGCATTTTGATAAGGGTACTCAAGAAGGTAAATAAACCTGCGAATACTTTCGCGGATAGCTATTAGCATATGTATATGGGGTCTACAAGACCTATAACTAATAGAAGGAATATAAACATGTCCGATACACTAACATTTGTAGTACTAGGCATCTTGGCTGTGTACACTGCATGCTTCTCATATGTAGTATTTAACGCTATTGAGAACCTACGTGACCGAGACGTTTTGCGTAGTGTCAATTATCATGCATACGCAGACTACGTAGAAGAAAACCTACAGATTGTACATGACCGCGTCGATGACCTAGCGTCAGTTCGTGGTAGCCATGCAGTCACTCCTAGTGCTGTTAAGGCTGTCAATACGGGCCGGAGCGTCGCAAAGAAAGCTGCACCTGCAAAGAAGGCAGTTGCAAAGAAGGTCGCTGAAAAGAAAGCTGCTTCACGCGCAAAGTAACCTAACTAACTACAGTGCAGGGCTTCGGATAAACCGGGGCCCTGCATTTACTTTTAGTAATACAAATTGTTTATTAAAGTGCATACTAGAGATATGATTCCAAAAGAAGAGCAATTAGACCTAGGTACTCAGCCCCGATACACTCGTCAATGGGGATACAACGCAAGTACTGGTAGTACCAGTATGTTTCGAAGATTTGCGGACGTATTTAATAGCGGCGCTCAAGAAGAGACAAGGTTGCGAAACGCTCTTCGTATGCAAATTGGTAAGGACATTGCGAGCAACTACGTACGTATTGCTGCTGGACAACACGTAAATCGAATGGCTGATGAAGCAAGAGCCAATGACCCAACTATTGCAAGCTTTGACCTGTCTGGTCGTAGAACTTGGACTAACCCATCCGTAGCTACGGTTAGGCACGTTAGAAGTGGCGAATCTACAGAAACTGTTAATAAGAACACAACTACTACTTTTAATTACAATAAAAACTACCCCGGTGCTCCAGATAATCCTATGGCTACTGGGGATAGTGCTACTGAAAGTATTGGCGAGCATGAGCCAGAGAGCCATGAGCCAGAGAGCCATGAGCCAGAACCTACCGATAAGCCTAAAGACAATAACTGTAAGAGATGCGGTGCTCCAAAGCATAGAGGTAGATGTACAGGTTCTGGCGGCACAGGTGATACAGGTAAGAAAGATGCTGATGAGATTCAAGACGCTGTAATTGTAGACGACGGTGATAAGCCTACAACTACAGTTGATGCTGGTACGGGCACTGGTAAGCCTGGTAAACCTGAGCCTGTAGTAATTACTCCACGCGATCGTAGTGGCACTGGAAGATCTGGCGCAGACGCTGCCGACCCCGATAAAAATGTTGACCGTCCCGAAAAGAAATAACAACTAAAGGAATTTTAAAATGCCAGATAATATTAAGCGTGATCCAAAGATTAAAATGAGCTTTGATGAAATCCCTGCAGAACAAGTAATTGGTAATGACAAGGGTCCTTCTGAAAAACCTATTGATACTTCAACATGGACTGATACATCAGGCAGGCCTTATTCTGAGGATACCGATCCGCGCAAAATCGTAATCCCTGAAGACCAACTAGGTCTTACTCGTGGAGATACTAGGGTCTTTGACTCTCAGCCAGGCATGGGTAACGTAATGGACACCATGAAGGAGCCAGATCCTGATAATGTTCGTACACCTGGCCAAGCTCAAGCGGATCTTGAAGCCGGTAAAGTAAGAGCACCTAGTGTAGAGGGTATTTCAGAGCGTCATACCGAGGCTCTAGCTGATTCTGCTAAAGTTAAAGCTCGACGCGCTATTTCTGCTAACGTACAGGCATTTGCTGATATGTTTCAGGGAATGGATGAGTCAGATCCTGAATCCAATAGAAAGTACGATGAAGAGCAAACTAGGCGCCGTCTTGCTGATGAAGATTGGCAGACACGTGCAGGACTAGGTACTTCATCAATCATTAACTCTGTTTTGCAAGGTATTGCTGGAAAGTACCAAGAAGTACGTGGCGGAGCTCCTGGCAGAAGAGTTGCTAAGGGGGATGCAAATCCTTTAATTAATACTTCTACTAGCGGTGAAAGTAGAACTACTGCTGCTGATGAAGACGCAATTAATGATGAAATGGGCCGCAACAAGGGCCGCCATGACGTTACTGGTTTTGGTCCGGGAGGTCTTGAACAAGAAAATAAAGAGCGCTGGTCAAACCCTTACTCAATTAGGCATTGGAATAGGTTCTTACGCGACCGAGTAGCACAATTTAAGTCTCGTAGACGAAGTGTGGGTGTTCACTACGGTATGCGGGGCCTTATTGCTGCTAGTGCTAACCACGATGCTCGCCATCCTACGGATGAGCAAGGGGTTGTACAGTGCGGAAATTCAGCATGTGTTAAAGGTCAATTGGGGGCAATTAAAGAGCACTTGGCAAGAGGTGGGACTTCTTCTACAGAGGCTTTAAATACAGACTTAAGAAATAACTTTTTTACACACCATGCAGAAGAAGCACAAGCCGCAATGGAAGCTTCTCGTGAGATTGGTTACGAAAAACATAAAGTACGTTACGACGAAAGTTTTGGAGACCATAGTCAACCAAACCATACCGCAGAGCAGTGCCCTTGGAGACATCCTGAAACTGGGGAGCCATTGGATTTAGTAAACTCTTACGGCGATAAATACCAATGTAATGTACATATGGGTGATCCCCACCCACAGACTGGTAAGCCAATGGCTAGTGACTATAGCGAAATCCCTCTTGCCCTTACGTACACTCAAACTTCCACAGATGAGCACGGTAACAAGCTAAGAAACCTTGTAACTATTCATCGCCCCGGTCATAAAGAGTTTTTGGATAACCCTGCGTGGTCAGGACCAGGACAGCTAGAAGACCGCTACAACCTTATGGACATGCTCACTGAACATGCTAAGACTATGGGTGAGCGGGCTAAGTACATTACTGGTGGTTACGGGTTGACACATTCGCGACTAAAAAAGGCTGTTCAAGCGGTTCTTGGTAATCGTCGTGGTTTTGAAAGAGAAACTGTAAATCGCCAAAAAACCTTAACTGAAGAGGTTCCATCACATACTGGAGGCATTCGTAACATTACAAAACGCGATAAAGACGGAAACCCAATTAAAATTGATAACCCGCAGCTAGACGTCGTTGCGTCGGGCGCTGTTAGCTACCGTGCTCCTGGTGATGAGTTTGGTGACATATTTGCGGACTCTAGTACTGGTGGTACGGCACAACAAGAAAGAGACTACATCTCTGCTCTAGTTGATGCTGGCATGCGTCATTTTAAGGGACAAAAAAATAAAAGCCAGGAGATTGAAGATATTCTGACTCATAGTCGTCGTCCTGAAAGTCGCTTAGGAAAAATGGCTTCGCGTCTTGCCACCGCTGCAGATACCTGGAAAACAGGTGCAGAGGCTGTAATTAAGGCTCATTTGAACCGTTCTGGTGTACAGGCAGCAAATGCTTCCCTGGCTCAGTTTGAACGCTCAGGCAACGCTGACCAAAAACTTACTGGTCTTTCAGACACTGGGTTTGATGCTGAAACTCGTGAAAGACCAGAGGAAACTATTGCAGAGCGTGCACAGGGTAGAATTTCAGAAGAACTTGCTTCTCAAGCTGATCAAATTGCTCAGCATGCTGGGACAGTTACCGGTAAGAATATTAGAGTAGTAATTCCTCCAGCTGTTTCGGGCGGTAACCGTGGTTCAGGTGTTCCAGGATCTATGCCTATTGAAGAGCCTCGTCGTATCCCTTCAGAGGTAGAAGAAGAGCCAGAAGCTCCTATGAGTGAGTACACAACTACTAGTGCCCCAAGAGGTCCTGCTCCTACTGTTAAGACTCCAGAAGAGACTGAAGCAGATATAGCGGCGTACAAAAAGCAAAAAGCTGCGCAACGCAAGGCCGCTAAGAATACCCCACCTGCAACTGAGGACTAACCAATGTCTAGAAGTTATAAAGACTTTTATGACGAAGCGTATGAAAAACCCATAAAAAGTAGAAAAAATTTACGCCATAACGGCAGAGAAGCTTTTGACTACTTTTCTGATAACGAACCTGAACAAAACGACTATGAAGACAAAGCCACTGAAAAATCAAGTGTGTTTACGTATCGCAGCGTAGGCCGTGGTGTACAGGGAGAATCGAGCAACTAATGGCAAACAAAAAGCATGGCACAGAATCTTATATTTTGGGTCCTTACAAGGGCTCAGCTGCTAATGGAGGACGCCCTATCTATGTTAAGAAATACAAAGGCAAAGACGGAAAATGGCACACAACTTCAATTACCAAAGCTCGCCATGAATACGAAGAAAAACATGGTAAAGTAGCAAAAGGTAAAGAGGTTGATCACAAAGATAACAATAAGAAAAACGATTCTAAAAGTAATCTAAGAGTGATCTCTAAGAGCGACAACGTCGCTAAAGAAAACAAACGACGAGCACATAAGAAGTAGGTACAAATGAAAGAAAAAGTTTTAAAGTTTTTAGCTAAAAATCCTTTGGGCACTGCTGTTAAGGTGGGTGTTGGTGCCGGGCTAGCATACGTAGTAGAGAACATCTCATCGTTTAACTTAGCCCCCGCAGTTTCTGTAGCAATCATTGCTTTAGTAACTATGTCTATTAACTGGCTAAATCCGCATGACCCACGCTACGGTAAAGGTGTAGGAGAATAATCATGGCTGAATCACCTGCATGGCAGCGTAAAGAAGGTAAGAACCCTAAGGGTGGACTAAACGCCAAGGGACGCGCTTCAGCAAAGGCTGAAGGCCACAACCTTAAAGCACCTGTAAAGTCTGGAGATAACCCGCGTAGAGCCTCTTTCTTGGCTCGTATGGGTGGTGCACCAGGACCTGAGCATAAGCCAAATGGCGAACCAACACGTTTGCTGCTGTCTTTGAACGCATGGGGTGCTTCTAGCAAGGCTGATGCTAAGAAGAAGGCAGCCGCTATTTCTAAGCGTAACAAGGGTAAGAAGACGACAAAGCATAGTAGTAAGTAATGAGCGACCTACCAAAGGAACTTAGTGAACTACTAGGTGACGTAACCGTTTTTTATTTCCGTGTACACGGGTACCATTGGAACGTTGAGGGTGAGGATTTTGCCCAATACCACGAATTATTTGAAAATATCTACGAAGACGTATATAGTAGTATTGATCCAATTGCAGAAAATATTCGTAAGTTAGACGAGTATGCTCCGTTTAAATTAGATACACTCATAAAGTTGGCCTCGTTGAAAGATAGCAAGGTCCCAACCAAACCAGTAGCCATGGCAAAAGATTTGCTAACGGCTAACGGTGAGGTACTAGAAAAACTAAAAAACGTTTTTCACACCGCAAATGATGCTGACGAGCAAGGGATTGCTAATTTCATTGCGGAACGGATTGACATGCATCAAAAATGGGCATGGCAATTGAAGGCCAGCACTAAATAACCCTCTAGAGAAAAAGGTAATATTCAATGTCAGAGAATTTTGACGCCGGCGCGTTTGTCGTAGCCGGAACTAAGTCCAGCACAGTTTCTGCTGGTGTAACAACTCTTCTCGCTGTTACCCCTTGTGAACTTGATGTTTCAAGCATCCAGGTTTATGCAGGTACGGTGGGAACCTCACCATCAACGTTTAACATTTTGGTTACGCCTCCAACTACACCTCCTGTTTACGCACGTACGTACAACTACAACTACGCAACTGCTAAGAACTACCAGATTGCATCCGTAACTAACGATGCAACCTATGCTAGCTCTGCTTACAGCAGCACTACCTTGACCTTTACAACAACTGGTGCACATAACTTGTCTGCTAATGACGTTGTAACGATCAATGGCCTTTCATTTGCTCCTTACAACTTGAAGGATGCAACTGTAGCTTCTGTTAATCAGTCTGCAGGTACTTTTACAATTAAGTACCCAGAAAAGGTAGCAACTGCTACTCACCTTTCAGGCGCTATCCCAGGCGCATACGCTAACTTCTCACAGTCCGGATCAGTGGCTACATACAACAGCTCAACTGTTCCTCACGGTTTGAAGACTGGCGATAAGGTTACGATCTCTAACCTTACTACTGCAACTGGTTACCATGTGACTAGCGCTGTAATTACTGTAGTAAATGCTTTCAGCTTTACTTACGCAGTTAGCTCTAGTGGTACTTTCAGTGGTTCAGGTAACGCAATTATTGTTCCAACAATTGTTGCTTCAACAAGCCCTAATGCTACTCAGCCAGTAGTTACTAAGGGTCAGGTAGTTGACGCTGTTCAGCTTGTAACCGATACAACTGATTACAACAAGGCTGCTGATTACACCAAGACTACAGCATACTACGCCTACGTTTCAGATCAGATTCTTCCTACAAGCACTCGCGGTATTAACTTCCCTGCTGCTACAAACCTTGGCAATGCCGATGGTCGTATTGCAGGCAAGATTACTACGGGTTCAAAGGTTGAACTTGAAATTCTTGTTGCTGGCGGTTCACTTGCTGATCTTGATTACGCAGTAGAGTTCAAGAAGAAGTAATCTCGCTTAACCCCCAGGAGCCCTGCCCGAGCTGTTATAATCAGCTTGGGTAGGGGTTCCTACATAAACAAAAAGGTAACTATTATGATTAAATGCGATAACTGTGTAGCAGAGGCTGAATACATCTCAGCACCTGAGTTTGCTTCAACAGCCTACTTTTGTAGTTCATGCATCCCATGGTCGTTAATTAACGATTATCGTGCAGGATTATTGCCTCGCGTTCAGCAGCCTACAGTAGCCGTAGAAGCTCCTGTAGTTGATCCTGAGCCTGTTGTAGAAAAAACTCCTGTGGAAGTGCCAGCACCTTATAAGAAGAAGAAGGTAGCGGAAGAGTCAACAGACCCAGGCGCTGCAGATGTCTCGGATAACTAGAGTACAGACAAAGCAGGGGCACCCTGTACCCACAACCGCTGGCGGCGCCAGAGGTCCGTTTCCTCCTGAGCTTTACCGTTCACTACCTGTAGTAGAGAATTATGAGCAAAGGAGTGGAAACGGGGGTCCGGAAGTCCCTGTTGAGGGAACAGCACAGAATAACTTTAGGCCTTATAAATGGTTTAAATGCAGAAACTGCCAAGCGTTAGTGCATGAACCTAATCTACCGGACCATAATTGCGTCACTTCAGAGAAAGAATCTTTAGAAGAGGAAGACTAGCATGTCTAATAAAGACCCGGAAGATACGCAAGAAACCCCTGTATATATACACGAAAACTTGTGGACTGCTCAAATGGTAGGAAAAGATTTTTTCTTCCACCACGACACCATACATATTTTATACGATGTTAATCCTATGGAACGAGTAGACTTTACACTATCCGATACTTTTTAAGGGGTTTAAATGACAGACATGACAGACCCTAATGCAGCGTTCTATGAGCTTTATGGTGGGCGTACTAATGCACTAAGAAATGTATTTGGTGACCCTGGTCAAGTACACCCAAACACCCCTAACATTTATCTTAACAACCCTAAGCAACAATCAACTTTGTTTGGGTATAACCCTGAAATTAACAAAATTCAAGAAGAGTACGGATTTGATTTTGCAGGCGTTATGGACGTTGAGGACAAAGCTGCTGCTGCAGAAGCCCAAGACATTTGGATGTCTAATGAGGTGTGGGAAAACTTCTTAAGAGCCCCAGGCGGTAAACGACAAGCTCGTGGATTTGAGTATGGCAACAATGCGCGTACGGTTATTAACCCAGAAAGACGTGTTAAAGACCCTATAACTGGTAAATTTACAATTATTGGTGGTGCTTTTAACGTAGAAACTGGTGAGTCAGTATCTACCGGGCCTGTCTCATTTAACAAAGATCGTGAAGAAGACATTGAAATTCCTACATCAACTGAGAACCCAGAGCGTCCACGTACAGTAGCTGCAGCATTTGACAACCAACGCTCAATTATCACCTTGGTATTTAGAGACGGAACTATTTACAACTACTACAACTGCACTCAAAAAATGTGGGATGACTTTAAGGGAAACAGCAGCAAGTGGGAGTACATACGTGACACGCTGGATAAGCAGCCTCGTGGTATTGCAAACATGGAAAACATCCCAGAAGAGCTTAGAATTATTGCGTATGGTCGTGCTAGAGGCGAGCAAGTGCGAAAAGCAAAAGCAGGTGGGTGGCAACCTCGCACTCGTGTAAGATATTTTGGTATGTCACAAGTTAAGGCCAGTGGGGGAAATCCCAAAATGGTACGCGTACGGAGCAAAGGAAAATAATATGGCTACAGAGCCTAAAGAATTTCGTAACTTTTATTGGCATCCGCTTAAATACCCAAATAAACCTAAAGGTTTTTGGGAAAAAGCAGAGACACAGGAAATCGATGAACCTTTTCGTTCAGGCAGTGGCTGGTCTATTCGCCTACCTTTTACTTGTAAAGCTATGGTTATTGGAACCTGGAAGACTTCGTATAGTGAAAGTGAAGCGTTAACCTATGCTATTCGTGGTCGTTACGTAGAAGACGACGAATTAGATTGGGACGAAGTTCGTTTTGGTATTAGTGGGGCAAAAGATGATACTACGCAAAAAAAATAAACAAATTGAGCAAGAACAAACAAAGTTAGAAAAGCGAGTAGCTTCTTTAGAAACTCGTGACTTAGTAAAGTGGGTCGATCAAACTTTGTTTACTATTGGAAAAAATGTAGTTTCCTGGGAGCGCACCCTGCAGCCAGAGATGCTATCTGAGGCAGAATTAGGCGCAGAAGCGCTGCAAGCTGTTATCAAAGAGCTGGTTAAGCGGAGCGTATGATGAACCCGGAATTTAGTGAAGAAGAAGAAAATTTAGGTGAAAATTTTGAGGAACTGTATTTCCCAGATCCTCTAGAATACCTAAATAAAGAGGCTGAAGAAGAGCAAGAAGAGGACGACGGTTTAGATGAACTGTCAAGAGAGTTTGTTGTACAGCTAATTGATAAAATTATGCTGTTTATGACTGCTCTAGTTGGGCATGAACTTCACCCTTATCAAAAGCCTTTGGCAAGAAGAATTATTGAATCCGTTATTATTAACGACGGTGAAGAAGTTACTGCTCTTGCAGCACGTCAGTCAGGTAAGTCAGAGACTATTGCTAACACAGTAGCTGCTTTAATGGTTTTGCTACCAAGACTTGCCCAAATGTACCCAGAACTTCTTGGTAAGTTTGGCGATGGACTTTGGGTGGGCATGTTTGCCCCCGTACAGTCCCAGGCAGAAACTCTTTTCTCTCGTGTCGTAACCCGCTTAACTAGTGAGTCTGCAGTCGCAATATTGGGTGACTCAGAGATTGACGACAGCCTGAGTAAAGTTCCTGGCGTAACTAAGAACATTAAACTCAAAAACAGCGGCTCAACTGCAATGATGATGACAGCTAACCCAAGAGCTAAGATTGAGTCTAAGTCTTTTCACTTAATGATCATTGATGAGTGTCAAGAGGCAGATGACTTTGTAGTTGCTAAATCTATCTCTCCAATGGGCGCTTACTACAACGCTACGATGGTTAAGACCGGAACTCCTACAACTTCCAAGAACAACTTTTACAAAGCCATTCAGTCTAATAAAAGACGCCAAACTGGACGTAATTCCAAACAAAACCATTTTCAATGGGACTATCGCGATGTAGAGAAGTGCAACCCTAACTACGGCAAGTTCATCAAAAAAGAGATGCTACGTATTGGTGAAGACTCTGATGAGTTTCAAATGTCGTACAACTGTAAGTGGTTGCTTGAACGAGGGATGTTTGTTACTTCTAACGTCATGGATGACTTGGGAGACACCTCTCAAGAAATTGTTAAGAGTTGGTACCAGTCACCTGTAATTGTAGGTATTGACCCCGCACGTAAGATGGACAGCACTATTGTTACTGTGGTCTGGGTAGATTGGGATCGACCAGATGAGTTTGGTTATTATGACCACAGAATTCTAAATTGGCTTGAAATTCAAGGCGATGACTGGGAAGAGCAGTACTACCAGATTGTTAACTTCTTAGGAGCTTACGACGTACTTGCTATAGGAATCGACGCTAATGGTGTTGGTGATGCAGTGGCCGGGCGTCTTAAGGTGCTGATGCCACGCGCTGAGGTAGTACCTCTTACTTCTAGTCCATCAGAACAATCAAAACGTTTTAAGCATCTTCAGGCTCTTATTCAGCGACGGATGATTGCGTGGCCTGCTCATGCTAAAACTCGTCGTTTAAGAATTTGGAAACGTTTCTACCAACAAATGGTAGACGCCGAGGTACACTATAAGGGACCAAACTTTACTGTTTCTGCACCAGATGAAGCCCATGCTCACGATGATTTTGTGGATTCATTAGCTATTGCGGTGTCGATGACTAAGGAATTAGTCATGCCTACTGTTGAAGCAAGCGCAAACCCATTTTTTTAAGTTATGCGTTTACTCTGACATTTAAGCAATTTCATAGGAAACTCATAAGTGAGGATCCTCAATCCCTTTAGGAGAAAAATAACTATGGCAGCTAACATTGCTCCGGTACCTCAGTTCCCTGAGAAGACCCCGGTATCATATGAACGTAAGTTCAGCCCTGCACAGCCTGGACTTCGTGGTCCACTTCGTTTTGAAGAAGGTATTGCAACGGACACTGACGTTCCTAATGAATTCCAGAATGGCGCATCCCAGGGGTACATCACCCCTCCAGGTCGTCCAAACCACAACCAGAACGTATTTGAAAAGTACCCAGAAGAGACCATGGCAGAGCGTGCACACGTTGGCTCAGCTGCTTGGGTTGAATCTCCAAACTTTTTGAATAACTTCTCTGAAGGTGCTTTTGGCAATACTGCCGAACAGCGCTTTGAAGAAGATATCCGTTCCGGTGGTCACTACATGCGTATGAACCCTGCGACTGTAGTAGATTAATTCACAGTAGCGGCTCCCCAGCCTCATACCCCTTCTCTGGGGCTGGGTAGTCGTTGCGTAAGGAGTTTGATCATGATACCCGCTAGTCCTCAGTTACATGATTCAATATCTATGAATGAAAGAGCAGAACACCACGCAGGTATTCATATGAACTACGCTGCGGCCAAAGGCATAGGAAGCGAGTATGCTAGGATAGGTGGAACGTTCGTTAACTCAATAGAGGATTTAGATCCTAAAGCTAGAGAGTATGTAAGAAAAAAAGAAGCTAAAAAACGAGAAGAAAAAAAAGAAAAAGACCGCCAAGCACATGGCTTTGTTTAGAGGGCAATTATGAACTTAATTACGAAAGGACGTGAGGTATGAGCATTGATTTCTCACCACCGTCCTATAGGGCGGCCTCATCCGACCTTACTATCTCCATCTCCCCATTGGGACTTGTTGAGCTGGCGGATGAGGAGTTTGAAGTACACGGTCCAAGACTAAACCGGTACTCTCTAAACTGGGCCATGTACCTTGGCCATCACTGGAGTTACCGCCGTGAAATCGGTGAAACTCAGATGGTGTACAACTATTTTCGTGCATTTACTGATTATGTAGTTAACTTTACATTTAGCCGCGGTGTACAGTTCCGTAGCCCTAAGCAGACCGAAGCTATTGTTCCTGACCTACTCAAAAGAGTTTGGGAAGTAGACAACAATAAGCATGCTGTGCTTTGGGAAATGGGCCAGCAGGGCGGTGTATCAGGCGATTGCTTTGTTAAGGTCGCTTACGAAGAAGCTTGGCAAGACAGCACCGGTAAGTTCCATCCGGGGCGTGTAAGAATTCTTCCTTTGAACTCCTCATTTGCTTTTCCTGAGTTCCACCCACATGATCGTAACCGTCTTATTAGATTTAAGCTTAAGTACCGCTTCTGGGGCACATCGGTAGAAGGTACTCGTCAGGTGTACACATACACCGAAATTCTTACCGACGACATGATTGAAGAGTACATCAATGATGAATTGATTGATTCTCGTCCAAATCCACTGGGTCTTATTCCAGTGGTACACATTCCAAACGTACTCATTTCAGGATCTCCATGGGGGCTTTCAGATTGCCATGACATCATTGTTCTTAATCGAAATTATAATGAAGTTGCAACAGATGTGGCAGACATTATTAATTACCATGCGGCGCCGGTAACTGTTATTACTGGTGCTAAAGCATCTAATCTAGAGAAGGGCCCAAAGAAAGTATGGGGCGGTCTTCCTAAGGATGCTAAAGTATTCAACCTTGATGGTGGCGGATCAGGTTTGCAAGGCGCTATTGAATACCTAAAGATTGTTAAGATCTCTATGCACGAAATGGTTGGTGTTCCTGAATCGGCTCTTGGTCAGGTGCAGGCTGTATCTAACACTTCAGGCGTTGCCCTTTCTATTCAGTTCCAACCCTTGATGAACCGTTACCAGCAAAAAATTGTTATGTACGGTAAGGGCTTAGAGCAAATCAATAGCCTTGTAATTCGCACTCTGGCATTTAAAGAACCAGAGATGATGGAATGGAACCCTGACTTTAACGGCCCAATAAAGCAGGGTCAATACCCAATGTTGGATCCTAATGATCCGCTTACTTACCAAACGTTTGCGCATTTCCCACAACCATTGCCTCTTGACAAGCTAATTGTTCTTAGTGAAATTCAACAGATGATGTCTATGAACTTAGAGAGTCGTGAAGGTGCTCTACGCCGACTAGGTGAAGAATTTCCGAATGAGAAGCTGCAAGAGATCCGCACAGAGCTTATTGAAGATGCTAAGTCAGATGGTGCTCTTAGCATGCTTAAGAGTCAAATTAATGCGGCTATTGTTGGTCTAACAGGTATCTTGCCTGATGGTAGTGGTGAGCAGCAGATGGGTCCGGAAGGACAACCTATGGCTCCACAAATGACTCCACAAGCTGCTATGTTTGAACAACAGAGCATGGCTCAACTACAAACAGATTTGGTTACTAAAGCGTACGGAACAAAGATCCCTCAACGTAGAGGTCCTGACCCCGACGACCAGTAACCTACAACAAGTTTAGCGGGACATTAGATTAATCTTATGTTGAGCTATATACATAATAAAACCGCAGGTCTATCGTGCTACTAATTTGGAAAACGACCTAATTACTCAAAGGAATAATAACTATGGCTACACCAGATGTAGATGTAACTCAGCAGTTTGTTGATGCTACACAAGAATTTGTTTTAGTACCTGAGGTGTCAGAATCTTTGACACAGCAGCAGAAGACATACTCGGAAGAGGATCTTCACAAGGTGCGAGAACAAGAAAAATCAAAACTATATCCTCAAATTGAATCTCTTAAAGAAGAACTAAACTCTTTGAAGCAGGATCGTGAATCTCGTCTTGAAGAAGAGGCACGCTTGCGGGCAGAAGCTGAAGCTGAGTCTAAGCGTCGTGCTGAAGAAGATATGGATGTTCGCGAACTTCTAAACGCTAAAGAGCGTGAGTGGGCGGAACGTCTAGAGACAGAACGTCAAGAACGCGAAACTGCTTTCGCACTACTTGATCGTGAACGTCAGTTCAATGAGATTCAAAACTACCGGAATGCTCGTCTTGAAGAAGAGCGTGACAACATCATTCCGGAATTGCTTGATTTGATTTCTGGCAATACCGCAGAAGAAATTGAAGACAGTATTGCAGGACTTAAGGGGCGTTCATCACGTATCCTTGAATCGGCGCAGCAGGCAATGTCGTCAGCTCGTCGTGAAATGACGGGGAGTCGAATAACTTCTCCCCCGTCCGGACCCCTGGACACAAATTCGGAGCAACAAACGTTCACGGCAGAGCAAATTGCCGCCATGTCAGTGAGTGAGTACGCCAAATACCGTGGGAAGCTTCTTGGTCAAGCGGCTTCTGATCGCGGCAAGGGTCTATTCGGCTAGAAATAGCAATCATCTATCTATTATTCTCTTAAGGAGTAAACCACATGGCAGCGTCCATTACCGGAACCGGCAACCTAGCCGGTTCACCAACCGCATATTCTGGTGCTAACAGCCAGCTTACGCAGTCTATCCAGACAATCTGGTCAAAGGAAATCCTTTTCCAGTCAATGCCAATTCTTCGCTTCGAACAGTTTGCTGTTAAGAAGACCGAACTCGGTGTTGCACCTGGTCTCCAGATCAACTTCATGCGTTACAACAACCTCGGAAGTGCAGCAGCACTTGTTGAAGGTGTTCGCATGTCTACCGCAGCTTTGACAGCACAGCAGTTCTCAATCACTGTTGCTGAGCATGGCTACGCAATCGCAGTTTCAGAACTTCTTCTGAACGCTTCTTTCGATGACGTTATGGCTTCGGC